CTGTATCTTGATATATGCCAGACATTTTATAATCCGACATTGAATAATCAAGCGGAACGGAAAGATGAGCAAACTCAGTACAGGCAGAAAAGTTTGTGCATATTGTTGGTATACCCTTTGCTATGCCCTGGAACGGGAGCAGCCCCCATCCTTCTCCACTTGTAGGATACAGTACGCAATCTACTTTATCGTAAATACGACCAAGCTCTTCTGCGCTAACTTCCCAATCAATTATGTCAATCTGCGGATGATCTAGTTTGTCTTTCATCCCGTTGATAACTGATCTCGCATCAGCTGGACCTTTTGATTTATAAATCATTTGATACTGATCGTTCCCGCCAAACAATTTAATAAATGCGTCTACAGCCATTTGAGAGTTTTTTCTCGTAGATGGGGAACCGATACTTAAGAAAGTGAATGGACCTTTTCTGACTCTCTTACGAGGGAAATATATCTCAGGGTCAACGCCTAATTGAAAATTATAAACTGGTTTTGTAACTCCGCTGCATATAAAAACAGACCGCATAAAATCAGATGTGGTCCAGATTTCATCCATTCTATTTAAATCGTCTATCCAACCACTTGGAAGTTGGTTAGTCTCCCAGTACGAGAACCCAATCTTATAATCACCATACTTACCATAAGACTCTGGCAGGCAGTGATTAATTACTACACCTTCGTGCACATCATTTCTTTTTGCATACCCAATCTGGAACCCGCTAATTTCTTGCGGGCTCTCATTTTCAATCTTACGAAAATCTAGCCCGCTCTTGCCGATATGCTTTGTTAGATGATATGAAGCATCGCCATAGCCTTCGCCAATTCTTGACGAACCATTATCTGTCCAAGTGATCATTCTTCTACTTGAAACGCAATCTTTTTCCCTGCAGCTTCTGCAGCTTCTCTTAGTTTAGGCATAGGCAAGCCGTGGACTTTTGTATATTCAACTCGGTAATTGAACCAACCTTCAACAGCCCTCCACATTCTATCGTCTGTTTTGTCCGCTAACTCCTCTAATTCTTCTGGCGTAAGTAAGAAACTCAACACACCCAGCGGCATATAAACAACAACATCATAATTTGAGTCTTTGTCTTTTGAATATCTACTTAGCAAGCTTTGGAATTGTTGCACCATATCCTGAACTGGTGTTCCAGAGAAATGCTCTACATTGCCATAAACATTTCTTTCTCTAGGGCAAACATCGTCAACACCGACAAAAGCCCCATAACTTCTGCACACCAGAGGTCTAAACCCATAGATAGTGCAGCCGCCTTTGTAGAAAGCGCATTTCCTTTCAGTTTCACCACCGAATTGCCATGTTTCATCATACATTGCCTCCTTTAAAGAACTAACTACCGAATTAAACCATTCATCCGCAAAATCTTTACCTTTGTTTTCCAAATGCAAATAAAATTGCTGGGTGATATTAAATGCGATGTTGGCACACTCTGTCATGTGAATTGTTAAACCAATTGAACAACAATTGCCAGAGCCAAGACACTTGTATTTCGTCTTGTTCTGACTTGCCTCAATCATTCTCGCCTGGTTATAAACCATGTCAAGCTCTGCAAATATACCTAGATCACCTGCCGCTACTTTTCTTTGCATTATCTACCCATACCTTTCTTTCTATTTTGCATTGCTTTCCTTCTATCACGCTTCATTTGCTCAGCCTTCTGTTGCATTGGTGATTTTGGCTTTTTAGATGTAGCAGATAGATTTCTACCTTTCCCTCTGTACTTCAAAAGATCATACTTACTGCACCAGTTGTAAAGACCTTGCGGAGAAATTTCAACATTGTAAGTTTGCTTCAGCAGCTTTACAATGTCCGTCAAATTCATTCGCTTCTTTACATAGTGCTCATACAGCCATGTTTTATCTTTATAAGGTTCAAGAGCCATTAGATACCGCCATTAAATAATACCAAAGTCCAATGCCGACTGCATCAACAATATCATCATCTTTTAGATTTTCTTCTTCCATTTGAAAGTAATCAGTAATAATATCTCTGACACGATCTTTTCTTTCTTTCTTTTTCTTAGCCTCAGTGTCAAAAACTATTTTATCTGCTTTAGATATATTTTTATACCCAATCCCCCGTTTCCAAAGAATTGGATTAATATCCATGACCTTAAAACAATAACCCTGAACTATGCCCCAGGTGTAACCAATTATATAAGAAATAACTCTACTTGTTTGAAAATTTTGAATGTAAACTGATTGCTCAATAACAGTCATAGATGGGCTATATTTTTTACAAATTTCTTTAACACCACTATTGATTTCATTAAACTTTATAGAAATATCATTTGTTTTTGTAAATTTAATTTTTCCACAATCAAGCAATTTAAGACCATTATTAAAATCAATAACAGCCCAGCCCAAAGAATGAGAAGACGGGTCTATTGATAAAATTCTCTTGTCATGGGCGCTAACTATATTTTTAAGATTCATTACATGCTGTCCCTGACCGAGCCTTCTTCCCAGCCCCACCCAACTAGCCTTTGCACAAACCGCTCTCTTTTGCATTTCTCACATATATTTTCTTTATTATACCGTGATAATACAGTTTCACATTCTTTTGTTTTACAAATTCTTTTTTTATTTATATTAGCTTTTTTTTCATAATAGTTACTTAGCAATTTTGCATTTGTAACAATTCTTCTGCATTCTGCCGAACAATAAATACTATTATAAGATTTAGCCTTAAACGGTCTACTGCAATCTAAATTTTTGCATGTCCTTTCGTCATCATTAATCACTGTCTCCCCAGCATAAAGCAGACACATTACAATCCGAACAATGCTTAGATGTTCTCTTGTACGGTCTGACAGGGATATTACCGCTAGTATAATTCCCATAAATATCTCTGTATTTCTTAAAGAGCTTGTCTATGAAAGCCTGGTCTTTTTCAATATAAATAGGAAGAATTTCTTGATTGTTCTTACATTCATAAATAACAAAACCGCCATCTAGATTCAAGCACTCCATGTAAATCTGAGCTTGTCTGTAATGCTCATCCTTTGGCTTGTTGTACAGTTTTCTGTAATGGAATCCTTCTGAGCTAATTGATTTTAATTCAATCAATTTTTCTCCATGCCAGTTAATAATTCCATCTGCCGTTCCTTCAATCGGAGGCGATGAATAAGTAACAGGAATTTCTTCGGCTACCAAGATACCCATCTCTCTAAAATATCCGTACAATCTGTCATGAACAGCATGACCATTATCAAAAATTCTAAGCGTTTGCGCTCTAAAGTCTGGAGTTACACTGACTCCATCAAACATATAATACCAATAGCGTGAACATTGGTTGGTATAGCTTGGGTGGAACCCCTTGACTTTTTTGAATTCTGGCTTATTTCTTTCCGTCAAACTTTCGTCAATAGCTTTATTTAAACTATCTACCAACTGAGCGGTAGTAAAGCTCTCCTCTGGAACTTCCACTGCAACTTCTACTGGCTTTGGGTTCCTCAATACTTTTAGTGATTTCATTACATTCCGCCTTTCGCAGCGAGTTTAAGTGCATTTATGTTTTCACCTAATGCTTCATACATGGTCTTCCATATATCATTAACAAACTTATCTTGATCATTCATAACCGCAGACTTTCTTTTAAAAGCTTGTGATTTAATAATCATCAATGTTCTATACGCTGCTAATATATTAGCATACTTAACAGCCTGCCCGCCTAGATAATGGTCTGGGTTATGGATAATGTCTTCAACTATCCTTATACATTCTACAAACTCCTCTGCTTTATCGCCCATTTGCTCAGCAAGAACTTCTTTATTAATTATAATATCTGGCATTACATATCCTTTCTAAGATCTTCTGTTTTAACTAAAGCTTGATATGGCGGATAGACTTTTGCAATCCCAACAAACCAAAATATAAGATTTACACCAATGGCAAATTCATCATGATCAAGGTTTATACCAAGACTCTTGTGACCAGATAGTTTATCGCAACAAAATTTAAACTTCATATTCGCTTCCTTTAATTAAATCCTGGAGTACATCCCAATCAATTATAGCGACTTTTGTTTGGGAATTCTCACCAAACACAACGGAAATACACGGGTATTTATAATTAGCGTTAAAAGCGTCTTTTCTCATCTTCTCCCAGGCTTTGAGAGTTAGCGTAAAAGTTTTTTCATTATGCTTGTAATCAACTAAAAACTTGTGAAGAGAGGCATCGCCTTTCTTAAGCCCACGACCTGAATTCTTGACAGCTTTTGCTTTGTCACGCTTAATTTCTTCTTTTTCAGTTCTTTTCACTAATAAGTTCTTTCAGTCGGTCTCGGTCAGATTTCATTAGAATGTATTGTACACGAAGAATTGCAAGTCTGTTTTCATTTTCTTCAATTCTTTTCTTTAAATCATTAATTTCTTTAGCATAATCCATTTTCTTTTTAAACATAATAAACCACCTAATCATCCTCAGACTCCTTATCACCACACTCAGGGTTTTCGGGGATGGGCTTGGGACAGAAGCATTTATAGGATCTCACACCTATGATAATCATGCAATCACTCTCCTAAGTGTTTCGTAATCTCTTGGTCTGTTGGTTGTCTAAAATTAGAATTCATAATTAAATAATTATATTCTTCGTCAGACACCTTCTGCACTGGATTTTCTTTTGAAAATTTTATACCAGAGCTTGTGCTATACCCAGAGCCTCTTTGAAAATATATATATTTCGCCCTAGACACTTTGCCCACAGGCTCAAACATTTTCACCCCAACACGCTTGATCAAAGATTTAAGCATCTTATCGCATTGAGATTGCCAGTTGTATTCTTTAATAACTCTAGGGGCTTGTTTGTAATAATAATCGCACTGAGCATCAAATTCCTCAACCGCTTTTCTCATCAACTCAACAGTTGATTCTAAGCTTGGTATGATTACATCTCCAGTGTGATAGCCAGAATGTTGCGTTCTGCCGAGTGTTGATTCAATAATATTGCTACCGAGATATTTTTCGTAGGTACACCATCTACTTGTTGAGATTGTAGGCATACCTGTAGCCAAAGCTTGAAGAGGTATCAACCCAAACCCCTCGCCCTCTGTAGGATAGACTAGAATATCATGCTGATGATATAAATCAACCATCTCCTCTTGAGTTAGTGTTTTAAATATCTTTCCTATGTTTGGCTCTGATTCTTTAGTATTAAATAAATTCATAACACTGTAACCATCATTACTATGGTATTTAAGAGTCAACTCAACACCCTTATTGTTTTTAAACAGCTTAAGAAAAGCCTCTTCAACAAGGTCAGCCCTCTTGCGTAGGCTGCCTGAATCAACATGTAAAAACTTTATCTTGCCCCGATTGCCTCGTTTAAACGGCTTCCACATATCGTCAATGCCAAGTTCAAATACATATGTAGGGACATTTACCCCAGAATTTGCAACAGCATCTGCGGAGAATTGGTTGCCTACCCAGATTTCATCAAATGTTTTCATGGTGGGAATCCACCAATCCCAAGCCTTTGTAGCTTCTAAGTATGTGCCATTAATCTTATATTGGTGATCATGGTGTTTCTTAAACCCTGGCTGCCTAAAATCATGACCAGTGACGGGGTTATGCCATTCTGGTTCCATATAAAACATTTGAATCTGAGCGGATGGGTCATTATCCACGACTTCTAATTGTTTACCACGATAAGTAAACTGATTAAAATGTTTTACAATATTGTCGTAGCCATAAGCATACCCAAACACACCGCCCGCATCTTTAATATGCTGATCAGTATGAATTGAAAATATCAATTACAACACCTCTTTTTTCAGCGCTTCCCACGCTTCATCAACCTTCTTTTTTAGATGAGATGTATCAGTCTCTGGGTATGCGCTGAGGTATGCATCCTCAGCTTTTACATAATTACGAACTATTTCTCGCAACCGCTTGAAATCATCACTCATGAGTTAATCCTTTTAAAAATCTCTTTAACTTGTTTGTCAGTCAATTCAATCGCACCCATACCATTCCACTTGCTTTCTTCATAATTATACCAAGCACCTTTGCGTTGGATAATATCCATTTCAATAGCAATATCAATAATCTCACGCTCTTGGTCAATCCTACCCTCTTGTGGGAGAACATAGTAATAGCCTGTTGCGCCGATTGTAGGAATTTGTTTTGTTTTTTCAACAGTCCAGGTCGCTCGTTGCGAGGTAATCATGTTGTTCTCTTCACGCTCCATTTCACTCTTTGACATTGAAAGAAACAGCTTGACGATGTTGTGCATGTTGTGATGAACCGTGTTTCCCATCTTGGCTTTTGTTACCGCAAACATTCCGCTCAAGTCAACTGTTTGGTGAGCAACGAATAGCATAATGTTACGCTCTTTATGAAGATAGTTCACTAGCTTCTGTAATAGGTATCCCTGCGAGCGTGACTGCAAGCCCATTGCTTTACCGCCTTCAGGCTTATCGTAAAACTCTTCCTTAATGATGTTAGATAGTGAGTCAAACAAGAAGATGTGCTTCTCCTTGTCATCTGTCAAATACCCAATCAAGTTCTTCATAATGTCTTCTACGATGGTAGATTGGATGATTACTACATCCTCAATGTTTATGCCGCACTTAGCTGCATACGCATCATTATATGATGACTCCGAATCAATGATAACAGGGCGATACCCAAGCTTTTGAGCTTCAGCAATAATGCGAAAACACATGGTTGTCTTACCTACCGATGGCGTACCCCAGAATAAATGAGTCGCACCAGTATTAAGACCACCGCCTAAAGCACGATTTAAACCGATGCTAGGGGTTGGAATAACATCATGAATAGGCATTGTCTGCCCTTTGCGTTTATCTACAATTAACATATTTCTCCTTTATTGAAACATTCTATCTAGAATTCTTGATTTAATAATTGTTGTTGAAATGTGCTCGCTATACGGAACAAAGATTACTTTAATGTTATGTTCATCAAGCCATTCCTGGGTGAAGCCCATTTGCTTATGGTAATCCTTAGTCTCCCAATCTGAACCAACAACAATGACATCTGCTTTCGCCTCTAGGATAGCAGGTTTTGAATCAGCCCCACCTGTGTTAATGATAACCTTGTCCACCCATTTGCAAGAAGATACAACTTCCATTCTTTCAAATAATTCACAAATTGGCGGTTCTTTATACTGGGAGCAGAATTCACTTGGGTTAACCGACACCACTACTTGACCACCGACACCAGCTATGTTCTTACATCTCTCTAGTAATCGGCTATGACCCGAATGAAATAGATCAAATGTTCCACCTGTGTATACAATCATTTTTTCTCCATTGACGCACTAACGAAATTCCATTTATTTGCATTGTGAAATGTAAACTTCTCAACCCCATCAATATCAGAAAGAGCATCGCAGTATTCAAACATCACATTGTCAAAATCTTTAAATTCAAAAAGATTTGTATCATTTACTAAAACAGTTGGAATATTCGGGATACTTACTGTTTTGCAATTAATTCCAGACCAAGCTAAAACATTCCTTGAGTCAAGATACTTTGTCCCAATTTTAAAATCCATCACATCTCTTTTCCAAATATTCATACTTGCTAATGTCGCAGCAATCACATACGATTTATCATTAAGGCTGTTTATCAATTCAACCATTGTACCAGAAAAACCAGGCTTTAATTCTCCAGAGTAAGGGGCGTATTGCATTATTCTATCAACACCATTTAACATAGGCAGTAATGTCGCAATAGCACCTGGGAGCAGAACATCATCATCACCCAGCACCCACACATACTCACCAGTTCCAGATGTTAGTCCATGCAGGCAATTGCCATCACAACCTATGTTTTGCTTTCTTACTGAATACTCTGTTATGTATTCCCTGTACGGGTATAAAAGATCGCCAGCAAAAGCATCTTGGTCGTTGTCAGATATAATTAATTCAATATCATTTGTAAATTGATTAATAATACTCTCCACACACTGCACAACTGATTCACGCTTGTATGTTGGTATGTAAATAGTTAGAGGCACTACACGCTCTCCTTGACAAGGTTTTTCCTCTTTACATAATCATCTACAGTAATAATTTTATCTGCCGCTTCAAGCTTGTAAGAGTCAAGACGGTTGAGAGTATCCTTGTCCTCAACCTTTGACAGACGAACTGCATACCATTCGCCTTCCTTAAGTATCTGCTTAACCTTTTTGTAAACTGCAGCGAATATCACGATCTTAAAGAACTGCTTACCATCCCAGCAGTAAACGCTAGCCATTTCCTTACCAGATGAGGTAATAAAGTTTCTAATGTTGAAAATGTAGGCAAGAGTTTTCTCATCAGTTACATAACCAATGCCATGTTCATATAGCCATGAATACTTATGATCAGTACCAGCTTTTTTCATCATCATGATATTAAACAGCCTAGAATCTTCTGCTTGATACACATCACAATACGCATGTAGAGTTCTATCGCCAATCAGCGCATAAACATAGTCTCTCTGTGCCAGTTCAGTATTGCGCTCACCAAACACAGTGCAAGAGCCTGAGTGGTCTTCAAACTCCACCCGCAAATAGCCAGTAGCTTTCTTTGTAGAGCGCACTACAGCTTTAATGAGAGTAATACTTGACATTGTTTCATGAAATTCATCTGCGTTCTCTACGAACTCATCAATAGCAGTCTTGTGCTGATTAGCCGCAATTGGGAACCCAAGAATTGGCAGGTAGTACTTTTCATTATCAAATTGCGATACATGCCCGATTGATTCAAACGCACCAACCTTATCCAAGTTCTCTCTAAGCGGAGCTTTGACAGCCGACTTAGAACACTTATGACTAAACTCTTCAAATGAATTGAATGGTCGCTTAGTTGTGATTTCTTTGATCGCACTAGTACCACATCCAGTGACATTGGCAAGACCAAAGCGAATCCCTTCGTCTTCTCCTGGGAGTGACATTGAAAAGAACTCTTCTGATTTATTAATGTCAGGAGCGTAGATTTTCAATCCAAGCCTCTGTGCTTCCATCAAGTAAGCGGTGATCTTGTCAGATGCAGACTCATTGTAAAGAAGCGCCCATATGAATTCAAGAGGGTAGTTGATTTTCAACCACATTGTCTGATATGACATGAGTGAGTAAGCAACAGCGTGTGATTTGTTAAACATATACAACGCTGACATTTCAAACTCAGACCAGATCTTTTCAGATTGTGCTGGAGTGAGATACTTGTTATTTACGAACTTCTCTTTGTACTTATCAAAGCCAGCTACATCTCGCTTCTTACCAATGATCTTGCGCAACGAGTCGGCTTCTGACCAAGTAAAGTCAGCAAGTAGCACAGCCATTTGCATGAGTTGCTCTTGGAAGATCACAGTACCGTAAGTCTCTTCCAAGATTTCCCGTACTACTTCGTCAGGGTACTTAGGCTTAGTGACTCCCTTTTTGCAATCAATATATTTCTGCCCTTGTGAAAGCAAGGCTCCAGGTCTAACCAATGCGTTAGATACAACAAGGTCATTAAAGTTGTCAATACCCATTCTTTCAATGAGGTTTCTATAAGCAGCCGCATCAGCCTGAAAGATACCAACAGTGTTAATATTATTGAAGTTTTCAAACACTTTATGGTCATCCAGCTTCAACGATTGAGCCCTCACATCCAGCCCCAGACGCTCCTGGATCTTTGCTAAGCAATCTTTAATCACAGATACGGTCTTTAGACCCAAAACATCTATTTTAATAAGCCCAACGGCTTCGGCATCTTCCATCGCAAAAGCGGTAACAGCCGAACGGTCTCCACCCTGAGAGTCTTTACGAGATTCAACGGGGCAAACATCGGTCAACGGAACGGAAGAAACGACCATTCCAGCCGCATGGACTCCAGCGGTACGAATGCGATTTTCCAACCTTGATGCCAACGGTACAACATCGGGATACTTCTTGATAAAGACCTTGCCTTTTTCGGTGGCTTTAAGCTCATCAATGGTTTCAAAAAACGGAGTGACCGAGTTGATTTCGGCAAAGGGAACTTGTAGCACTCTCGCAACATCTTTAACCGCACTCTTTGATTTGAAAGTACCATAGATAGAAATTGCCGCTACATTATCTTTGCCCCAGCGAGTGGCGAGATAAGTTTTAACCTCATCACGGCGCTTGTCCTCAAAGTCCAAGTCAATGTCGGGATAGTCGTTACGCTCAGGATTAATAAAGCGAGCGAACAGCAAATTGTATTTGATTGGATCAACTTGCGTAATGTCCAACAAAAACGCCATGACGCTACCGCCAACAGACCCACGACCCGTACCACGACCAATGCCGTTGTTGTCAGCCCACTTCACCAAATCCCATACAATCAAAAAGTAATCCGCAAAGCCGAGTTGCTTAATGATGCCCAACTCTTCATCAAGACGCTTCACATAAACTTCATCATTAATCCCCAGCTCTTGCAAACGGAATTTTGTAATCTCAGCCAAGTAATCATCCGAGTTCATG